ATTCATTATAGCATGATGTACAATACGATCTGGATAATAAGGAAGACTATAAATTTCTCTTTCTTTACCTTCAAATATTTTAAATATAGTATACTTAGAAGTTTTATATTCTTTATTTAATAAAGTATAATGAAGATTTATAATATTATTTTCACTATTTTGGTCAAATGTTTTTACACCACTTTGTCTAGACTTACCTTTTCTAGCTTTCTTTTCAGCTAATACTAAGTTATCTATACTTATTATTTTATTATATAAATTTCCTACTCTTTTCATTTAGTTTTATTATAATAAAATACAAAAGATAATCTATAAGAAGCATCTGTATAATTATTAATAGAGCTAGCTCCATGAATAATATCAGATCCTTTAAACACTATTATATCACAATCATTTTGAGGAAAAGCTATACCATATTCCGGTAATACTAATCTTCCTCCTACACAGTTATACTTCAAAGTGAGTAAAATAGTATAACTACTAGGATCTGGATAAGTATCATAATGATAAAGTTTACTTGTATTCTTAAAGTAATACATATCATTTACTTGTGGTAAATTCAGATCATTAAAACTATGATTGAGAAGACCATTAATTTTAGCAAACCAATCTAGTATTATAGGATCTTTCTTTTCTTCCTCTGAAATTCTTATTATAGGACTCTTATCAATATCACTAGACTTCTGTAGAAATAATCTTCTTATATCATTAGTAATATCTCTATCAACTTTGATATATAATAATCTAGATCCTTCTAACTCAATCTCACATTCCTCTTCTATTACTCTACTATAATCCTTTTCTTCTACATGAGTTATAATCCCGGGACTAATCTTAATAGAAGTCCCGGTTTTATTTATAGTTAATTTATCCATGAAATTTGAAATAGTTTAAATAGAAGTTCTTTGACTAAAAGATTTCTCTTTTTTAGAGAGCTCTTTATACTTTACATTATCTAATTCTCTTAGTAGAGCCATTAGTTTATCATAATCTTTTTGCTCCAGATTTTCAATCCGGAATTCTACAGTATATAGCTCTTCTTTCATCTTTTAAAGGCTCTAATAATATCTGCAATACCATCAAATATAATTGCAATAAGTATTGCTACTCCTATAAAAATCCAGAAACTACTAAACACAAACTCTAATATTTCTTTCATATTACTTCATTTGATGGTTCAACATACTCAGGATTCCAATCGGGATTTGTACTAAATCTAGGTCTATAATGTCCTTTCTCATTAGCCTCTTTTCTAAGATTTCTATGAAACTGTTCTTCTGTTGCAGCAGGATTACCAAATTCCTCTGGAACTCCTATAGGTTTATAATTCTCATCGGCTTGGTATAATGAGATATATAATCCATTATCTGTAGTAGTAGTTATAGTAACTACTTTTTGACCATTTGTTACTTCTAAAGCTGTAGCTGCCATGTTATTTAGTTGTTATAAGTATAAAATCTATTATTGATATTACTAAAGCTATAAGTGCAATATACAAAGCTAAAGTAGATCTATTACTATGATATCTCATTCTATTTTTATTTAAGAATTATTTCTAATATACATAGCTGCTTTTTCTAAAAGTTCTGGATTATCCTTAAGATTACCAATACCAACATTACAGCCTCTACATAATAATCCTCTTATTTTTCCAGTTTTATGACAATGATCTACTGCAAAAATTTTACCTTTAGCATCAGAATTATCACCTAAACAAATAGCACATCTATTATTTTGTAATTTTAATATATTAGTATATTTTTCTAAAGAAATATTAAAGTTCTTTTTTAAATTATTATTTCTTATTCTATCTTTATTTTGATGATACCATTCTCTAGATTTTTTCTTATGTTTTTCAGAATTCTTTGCAAGCCAAGCTTTTTGTCCTTCTCTTATCTTATCTTTATTTTTAAGTCTAGTTCTGCGAGCATTTTCTGCAACTAATTTAGGATTTTTCTTATTCCATTCTTTAGCATAAGCTGCCCTAGCTTTCTTTTGCTCTAAAGTTAGTTCCTTTTTCATATTACAAATCTATTTTAATTCTCATTCCTACAGGAAAACGTGGAACACTAGACTTATTTGTGAATCCTTGATATTTAACTTCCAACATTTTTCCTATAGCTAAATTAGGATGAGTTATATACTTTTCCAAATCTGATAACTTACCAATCATTTTAGCTTTAAATTCATCACCCTTAGTAGTAACACATACAAATATAGCCTTACCTAACATAGATCCTTTTCCCTCTTCTATTCCTATAATTTTAAAGTCACTTTCCTCATAGTCTTTCACTTTTTGCAGATCATATGATCTCTTATTTACATAGTAACTATTAATGTTTCTTACCATAGCTCCTTCATAACCTTGCTCTAAAAATTCAGAGAATGCATGTTCTAATACTCCTCCATCTGCTGCAATACCGGTATAGACTATTTTAATAGGGCCCTCTAGTTTTTCTTTTATATCAGTAAGTATATCCATTCTATGAGAACAGGTAAGACCTGGATGAGCTATATCATAGATATGATACTGAACTATCTCATGACCAGGCTCAGGAGTCTCTTGTCTAATAAAATGAGTTAGCTCTTCAAATTTGTTTTTATAATCATGATTATATAATTCTCCATCAAATATATACTCTTCTCCACCATCTACTATATATTTATCTAGAGCAGATATAATATGAGGAACCCCGGTTATTGGTTTTCTGGTTCTACTCCATAATTCCCATACTCCATTTTGTCTAATAGCAATACATCTATGTCCATCTAATTTAGGTTGAGCTAATGCCGGGAATATTATCTTTTTACTCTGCTCTGAATATTTATGAGCTAACATAGGAAACATTCCTCCTTCTATAATACTATTAGTTTTTCCAGCTATAGCATCACATAAGGTTTCTACATATCCTTTCTTTAATTTTCCAGTCCAGTCTGATTTAGCTTGTAATTCAGCTTGCTGTTCAGCAGTAGTCTCATTGATTTTTCCTATGTTAACTCCATTATGAATAATCTCATTATTTCTAATTAACTTACCTCCAAGTTTTCCATACTCTGTAGTAATCACATTTCCATTTACTTCTATCTCCCAAGTTTGGGTAGCTCCTGTACTAGTCTTTTTATATAACGTGGGTAACTTCATTTTCTTTTTCTTTATTATAATGTTCAATAAATTCTATTACTGCTTTATATAGAGACTCTCTCCGGGAACTTTCTTTAAATCTAAATAGTTCCTCTTTTGTAGAATCTCTATATATCTCAACTACTTTTCTACACATCTTAAATCCATAATCTTCTATCTCAATTTTCTCTACCACCGGGATTAGTTCATTCCAGGATTCATGATACTTACATCCTCTTGCTCCATGTACTATTACTTTACCACTAGGAAATATTAATCCTTTGGATCCATCAAAATATATACTATGTATAGCCCCCATAAATAGGGCAATCATTTCATTATTACTAATTATTTCCTTTTCATCCATAATCTAGTGGAGTTCAGCATCTAATTTTAAATTATTAAGAGCAGCACATATTGGTCTTAAAGCAGTATAACTACCTTGTTTAATAGAGCACTGTCCATTGTGATGAACTATCTGGGCACATTGCTCTGCCTGCAGCTGATCATGATTACATACTTTTCTCAATACCCGAATAACATAGTCAAAGCTATTTATATCATCATTATAAAGAATAATCTGATGAGAATTATCTATAAGATCTTCAATAGCTTTCTCTATGTCTTCTGGTACAAGGACTTCTTTTTCCATAGTTATATAAGATTAATATCACACTTATCACATTTTATTTGGTCCTGATATTGAACAAGTATAGGATTATTACAGCAATCTCCATATTTAGTACGATTTCCACAACATTCTTGTGTTGTATTATTTACTATAATTACTCTAGTATCCTTACATTCTGGACAAAATATTTCTTCTTCCATCTTAAGATCTATTTCTTCTTTGTTCAGCTAAACATTCTTGAGCCCAAGCTAAATTCCGTTGCTGCCGTTTTTCAATAGTGTCTCCATCACTAAGATTTGAATTTACTATTTGTTCATATTTTTCTCTATGTTTAGAACTAAGTTCAGCTAGTTCATTTGGACTATAATCATAGTCATCATCTTCATCTTTTAGGTTTTTCATTTGTAAGTTATTTTAGTTTGATCATATCCTTTTAAAGCTTCTTTTACCCAAGTCTCATCAACTGTATTAGTATAGCAAAGAATATGAGCAGTTGCTACATCATCCGGATTAAGTCTAAGTAACCTTCCTATTCTCTGACTTGACTTAACATTATTACCATAACTATGAAGTATTATACCCTCCTTTAAACCAGGTATATTTATTCCTTCAGAGATCTGTAATACACAGGCCAATTTACTAATTTTCCCGGATTTAAATAGCTCCAGATTATGATTAGAAACAGGATTTTTACTATGATATGTTCTATCACATAATAACTCTGCTTGATCTTGAGTATTAGCAAATAGTATAGCTTTTTCAGTTATAGTATTAAATAGCTGTTTAGCATATCTTTCTTTACTTGTGAATCCTTGTAAAGATTTCATTCTCATAATCCGGGTAATTTGAGTTTCCTTTGCAGAATTAGCATTAGATATCCTATTAGTCCAATAATCATACTCAGATTGCTCTGAGGTCATCCAAAATCCTCCGGCCCTGGTTTTCTTCTTAATAGTCTTAGCCTTGTCTAAACCCATCCTATGCACAATAATCCGGTAATCATTAAGGATCTGGTCTTCTACAGCTTCATCTGTAGTATAAGTAAACCTAATAGGACAGTATTGAGCTATTAGCTTACCTCTATTAGTCCAGCCTTTAGGTTCAGTACCGGTTAATCCTAAGATCTTACCTGAATACATACTAAGCCATTCTTCATGACTATCTGGAATCAAACTATGCATCTCATCTAGAATTACTATATCATAATCTAATGTGTTTTTATAAAGAGATAGATAAGTACTATAACTAAAGCATCCTTCAAGATGGTTCATATTGAACTTAACTATATCATCTTTCCAGCTCTGGAATATACTCTTTTTGGGAGCCACCACTAAAACCCGGAATTCACCTCTTTTGAAGTAGTAATCAACATATTTAAGTCCTAGTAGAGTCTTCCCACCACCCACGGTGATACTCACACTACTTCTATCATGTTTTAATAAAGCTTCTAAAGCTTCATTTTGAATCAAGTCTTTAGTTACTTCCATTTTCTTATTATTTTATATTATTAAAATCTTTCATATACCAGTAGTGTTGAAACTCACACCAGTAATACGGCCTCATATTAATACATTTCTAAACACATTCTTCTACAAATTTCATCATATCCGTCAAATACAGCTTTTAACCAAAATTTATAATCTTTTAGATCCTAAGGGAATATTTAATGGAGTATTCCAAAGCATATCCGGATTTTTCATTATTTCTTTTTAGATCTTTTAGGTTTAAGAGCATTTAATGCATGATCTAAGTTTATATACATATAATGCATATTAACATCTGCATTAAATTTAGAACCTATTACTTTTATTACCGGTAGTATTTTCTTATCCCGGAGACAATAAGTTTGTATTTTACCTATTACTATGTCTCCATTCTTTAATTTCTCATCTATAGTTCTCTTATGAATAAGATATACCTGAGTTCCTATTTTTAAATTAGTCATTTTTTTTGGTTTGTTTATTGAATATTGGATCAAGATACTCTATCACTCTTAGCATATCCAGTAAGTAATTCCTGCCCATTGAATATAAATATTCTATGTTTTAGTCTTACTGCCTCTTCATAAGCTTGTTTATATAATATAAATTGTTCCTTGTTAAATTCAGTTTCTATTTCCATAATTTATTTTAAAATCTGTATAATCCAAAAGATTCATCATCACATTCAACAAGCTCTCTGATCTTAATCTTACTATACATCTTAGCTCCTAGTCTGGCTATTTTTTCCGGTGAAGCTTCCAAATGCTCTCTTCCATCTAAGAAGTCTTTTGAAGTAAGATTCCCATCAAGAGAATGATATATAGTCCAATCATGATATCCGTTTCCTCTTGTAGCTACCCAGTTTACAAATACATATCTGTAACCAGCTTTAGCAGCTTCACCATATTTAACTTCATCTAGCCATGGCTCACCTTTATCATTATAAAGTATATGAGCATCATTAAACCAAGGATGTTCTATAAGAGTCTGGCCCTGGGCAAATATCCCAGGAGCCATATCCATTAATTTTTGCAGTGTTAACATATCTTATATTCTAATAAACATTTAATTAAATCTTTGACTTGATCCTCATCTAGAATTATATGATCATATCCAGTACCTAAATTTAATTTTATACAGGACTCAGAATTCTTATCAAATTCAGTTATATTTAATACAGTATGTGTATAACCATTGTCAAAAGGATTTTCATATACCCCTAATATAGATCCTATATGTTTTTTGGATTTACTACGTTCCCATCTTCCAGCCATTACTTTTTCTTAGTTTTAACAGCTCTTTTTTTAATACTATTTTTCTTATTCTTAACTTCATTAGCTGGTTCATATAATGCATCAATAGCTATCTGAGCTATTTGTAAATCTATAACGTATCCTTTAGACTCTAATCTAAGAGCTCCAAACTGACTAATATTACCGGAAACCCTTTTAAATTCAGATTCCATTCCTTTAATTACATCACCAGAGCTCATAGTTATAACTCTCAATTTTTCTTTCTTTATCATTTTATTTAGTTTTTAATATTAAATTTTCTTTAATCCTAATGCTATAGCTTCTTCACTACTTAATTTATCATGAATATATGAATGACAATCTCTACATACTGATTTCCATTCTAAAGTATCTAGATAATGACTACTTCTATTACTTCCGGAATAAACATGATGAATATCTATAGCTTTAGTTTTACAACCAGGTAATTGAGCTTGACAAGTAGGATATTGCTTTAAATAAGTTAATCTTAATATAGAATAAGCTGCATCTAACTTAGCTTTTTTGGAAGACCTTAACGGGATAGGTTTTTGCTTAGACTTTGGTTTAGATTTACCAGAATTGGCAACTCCAGTACTTTTAGCACAATCTCGGCAATATTTTCCCCCGTCTTGGTTTTTCCAAATATATTGTAGACTATCACAGCCACTACACAACTTTTTCTTTTGCTGGATCATCTTTTTCAGTATTATAGTCTCCTTTGGAGGATATCATTAATCCACCATTAAGAGTCTTGTTAACTACACGTACCTGAGATCTTATCTCAATAATATCCAGCTCTTGTTTAACTAACTGTTTAAGGAGATGTTCCTCCATAGTATTTTCCGGACTAAGTATCAGTGATACTTTTCCATTAACTAAGAAATCATATTTCATAAAATGTCTTTTAGTATTAATTCAGTTTCTTTAACCATTTTAGGAAAAATCCGGATAATCTTTTTAGCAATAGGTTCTAGCTTATCATTAATGATCTTACATAATCTATAATGAGCACACTCTTTAGATAACTTATCTAAATAGAAACCTTCGTTGCTAAAAAACTCCTCATATTCCTCTAATTCTTTCTTATTTTTCAAATACAGGAACATGATCTCCTGTTGATTTAACTTGTGACTCAGGTTTGAGTTCATAGAAATTCCCGGGTAAAACACCCTCTTTAATTAATTTATTTACAATTTGCTTCTTAGTAATTCCAAAATCTTTAAATCTTAATGCATTAGTAAAATAGAGATCTGTAGTAGTACTATCTATTATCTCTTTAACTAACTTGCTAGTACAAGATAGCTCTCTTAATAATCCATTACTTACTATCATACACACTTGTTGCTTCCACAAATTTAATACTTGTTGAGCATGTATATGTACTTTTGATATTCTTTTTTTCTTCTCAAAATGCATTGTTTTAAGCTGATCAGGCTCATACATAGATAATCCAAAAAGTACTCTTTTATACAAGAAATTCTGATAAGTATTGAATTCATCTTGTTCATATATCATTATCTCTCTTTCTGATCTGTCTCTAATAGTTTTAACATAGGAAGGGTTTTTTTCCAGAAGCATAGTAGTAGTATTAATTGATTTAGACTATAAGAAACTAAAAAAAGATGGTAATAGGGGATTTCCCTACTACCACCTGATTTATCTATAATTCAAAGGTCTCTTTTGCTACATCAGGAGTTGTTCCTTCAGCTGCTTTAAGAGCAATATATGCTGCTTTAATAGCATCCCCATTAGTATGAGCAATTGTCTCATCCAATGCATTAGGATTAGCAGTATACATTGTTTTCCTGTAGATAGGTTTACCATCTACTGAACAAATGATACCGGTTTTTCCAGCTACTTTGTAATCTCTCTCTGATTCCTTAGGATTAAAAGGACTAAGAGCTTCTTTTGCTATGATCTTTCCTTCTAACTCTTGATCTTTTACCCATCCTAAGGCTTTAAGATCCTCCAGACTACCTGGAATGAAAGCACTCACTACTTTCCTCTTGGCCCATCCATTTTCAAAGATAGCTCTCTCTTGAGTTACTTTGATGTGACCATAACTTGGATTGTTCTGTGATACAATGATCACTACTCCTGCCTCATTGGCACTTACTTTAACTTTTGACATAACTTTTGGTTTTTGATATACACATATGACCAGTTTATATAAAAGAAAAGAGGACCCTGGTCTTTGGTCCTCTCATCAGTAAAATCTTAAATATTATTTAGGTATCTATTTCAGAATCCAGATCTTGATTCTTATCATAATCTGAGGTGTTATCTAACTCACTAATAACTTCTTCCTCATCATTATCATCTACTACTTCTTTCTCATCTTCATCATCTCTACTAGTCTTTCCTAATACAGATCCTCTCTTGGGATTATTAATATGTTCTCCATAATCATAAGCTACAAGAAACTGAACTTCATCATCAGTTAGACTGAGAAATTCTTCCAGTGACATAGTAATTGTCTTCCCATTAGGTAAGTTGTAGTACGTGGCTTCTAGGTGTTGGTTGAGTAAATATATTAAATAGCTACCACAATCTCAAATACTTTAGTATCTCCTTTAGAAATATTAAAAGTTTCTCTTAATCCAGCCACTAAATTCCGGGCTAGTTCAGTATCTAGTTCCATAGCACTTATTCTATAGATCTGAGCATGTCCCTTAAGTTGCCTATCAGCATGTTTTGATATATCTCTAGTAGTATACTTTCTAGTTGATCCCTTACCTAATCTTACTTCTTCATAATAGTAGTAACTGTTAATTCTAGATTTAGGAATACCAAAATCCAAAGCTACCTGTTCTCTGGATATACCAGATTTTATAGCAGCTACTATCTTTCTTCTTAATGTTTTTCTCTCTTTAAAGGTCATAGTTTAGTTTATTAAATGATAAATTATTAATCCTAGTATATATATTAAGTTAACTATACATAGTATTACTACTATTTTGTGTATAGTTTTAACTCGGGCCTCTATTCCATTTTTGAAAGTATGAAATGTACTCATCCACACACTCTTTTTATTTTCTTCCATATTATTAATTTTAAATCATATCTCCTACTTCAGGACGTGCTATCTTACAGTCTTCAGATCTTGTTAAATACTTAGGTAATATAGATTGTGTAATTTCATTAGCCGGAGTAATAGAATCTTTAATCCTTACATATTGAATATCAACACACTCTTTTTTATACTTATTAATAGTTATTACTTTAGCTTTTATCTTTCCATTTACAATAAGTCCAGCTTTAGTCATACTTTCTTTATCTATATACCAACTATGTACATTACTAGCATCTACTATAACTTCATCTCCAGGTAGAAAATTTATTTTCTCTTCTTGACCACCAAATGCCAGATATAATTGTTTCAATCCTAATTCTGTAGTTTCCAGATTGCCTATAATAGTATTAGCTAATAAGGGTCCATAGGGTTCTCCAGAAGCCTTGAATATATCCTTTAATCTCTTTTCTAAAGCTTCTGTAGAAATCTCTATTTGAAATGTTTTATTTTGTATCATATTCATGTAATTAATGATATTGGCAATAGAGATTACTCCCTATTGCCTTCTACCACACACTTATGTAATTACTCTAAGTATTTCAGTTTTAATTTTGAGGTACACTTTTGGATAACAGTTTGAATATTCACTTTTGAGATACATTACTTATACTGAAAATCTTTAAAAGAGCCTTGCACTCTTATGGAGATCATTTACCTAAGTTTAGACTAGTAACCATTAGGAAATTACTAGCTTTCAGTATCAGCCTTCATCTCTAGCTTACCGATCTTTAATATGGCAAATCATTTTCTAATACCTCTTCCTTTTTCTTTTCTAGAGTCTTATTAAACTCTACTATTTTAGATATAACACTACTTCTTAATTCAGTAGGAGCTTCTATATTTCTTAATCCTTTAAACTGATATAATATTAGTCCATCAGAATTTTTCAAAATCTGTGCAGTATACCCATTAATATGATATATAGCACAACTGCCATTATCTACGTTAGATATATAAGTAGCCACACAATGACTTTGGCCTAGTCCTTCCATAGTCAATTCCTTTGTAGTATTAATTATATTGTATTTGGAGAAATCAGCAAACTCTTTATAGATATCTGAAATCTTAAGATCCCGGTTACTTGCTTCCATAATAATAGCAGTAACTTCTTTAGACCATTTATCATGCTCTGCTTTTAATCTTTTCTTACTCCAGGCACAATTAATCTTTTTACCTAATATATCAGCCATTCTAATAGAATCTTTTAACATATTATCATTATTCCAAGTACCAGTACTGTCTAGTAATTCAGGATTAATAGCCTCTATATTAATTAGAAACCTTTTCATATTTTTAAACTCTTTATAATTAATGTTATGCTCATTTAATAATTTAGCAACAGGTAAATTAGTCTTATACATAAATCTCAATAGATCATTTTTATTATAGAGTTTATTCTTAACTATAGTTGTAAAAGCAATATTTCCAAAAACCTCTTTTTCCTCCATCAAAAATCTCATCCATGAAAATCTCTTTACTAATTCTTTATAAATGACATTATTTCTATCATTAAGATAATTTATAGTTAAAGATCTTATCATAGAACTTTTCTTATTTTTTATAACTACATAAAATTTATCTTTCTTTATAGTAAATATTGTCTTATTATCTTTATAGAAATACATCTTATTATTGATACTAATTCTCATAGTATTAAGTTGAGATATAATACTAAAGTCTTGAGAATCTTCCTTATTAAATAAAATTACTTCAGGATAGTTATATTTACCTGGATCATTCTTTACTAGAACTCTGGCTTTTAATTTATCAGTTTTATGAAGTTCTAGTACTTTATTAAAATCAGGATTTTCTTGTTTATATAAATAGATTGGTTTCATAGAGAATAAATTTAGGATTATACAATACTAGATACAAATAAAAAGGCCCAGAATTTCTTCCGGGCCTATAGGCTAAATACTAGTTTAGCTCCACCATCTAGTTTATAGTTCTAGAAAACTTATAAGTTGAATAAGTGTTGGAGTCCATTAGTCCCCTATTTAAAGAGCTATCAAGAGGGTTCAAATTCCCTTTCATGCTACTTATTCAATAAAGATTTGTTAGCTATCTACTCTTATGGTTGCAAGCCTACTTGCTTGTTATACGTTTTAATTATTGACACCATCAATCATAGACTATTAGGAAACCAGCATTTACAGTTTAGAGGACTGTTGCTCTATACCAATAGCTTTCACTAACAAATATCTTCCTCAGGTCTGCTGCAGCAGGTGTAAATACCATTGGATAACCTTAACCACTCAGGGCATCTCTTACATGAAGATTACTCCTCTTCAGAGAGGGAGAGAGTCTAACTTAACACTTTGACTTCTCTTTTATATCTATGTGGAGATGCCGGCATACGATAGCCGGGTCCAGACAATGTTTATTAAATTTTTCTACAAGTTTAGGATAATGATTTCTATCATTCCAAAATATTTAGTTTTTTCCTCTTAAACTAGCAAACTTAGAAGCCCTTTATGTTATAGTGGAACATATACTACTTGTTGTATTTAGGCTGCAATAGCCAATTCTACTTCCTGAACTTTAGGTTGAGATACTTTGTATCCTTTTCCTACTACAAAGAGTACATCTTCAGATGTTCCTACTTCATTGATGATAACGTTGTTATCTAATTTTATAACCATGGATTAAAGTGATAGATTACATCTCACTACTTGCTTAACTTACCAAATCAATTGCTGTCAAAACCTTTCATCCCCAAAGTTTGCCCATTATTTAAACTACCGGGCCAGTGAACTACCCACCCACGCCAAAGGCGATGGGATGGGCTTCAAGGGTCAACGTTCCAACTAATGTTGGCAACTTACCTCGATTTTTTCTGTCAGTTCCTGACAAATTATTTCTTAATGCAAAATTCTTAATATTTATGGCTGCATTTACATCTCTATTTAACAAAGTTCCACATCCATTACAAGTCCATTCACGGTCTTTTAGGGTTAGTTCTTTATTAATGTTACCACAACACGAACAAGTCTTCGAAGATGGTTCAAATGTTCCAATCTTCAATATGTTCTTACCTTGCCATTCTGCTTTATACTCTAACATTGTTACAAAACTACTCCAACCAGCATCTTGTATTGATTGTGCAAGTTTGTGGTTCTTTAACATATTAGATACTTGTAGTGTTTCAATTGCAATAGATTGGTTATCTCTTATCAATTCACTTGAAACTTTATGCAAAAAATCTTTTCTTTGGTTAGCTACCTTCTCATGTAGTACAACCAATTTTTGTTTTGTTCTTTTACCTTTTTTCTTTGAATATTTACTTTGTATATATTTTAATTTACTTTGTGCTTTGCGAAGAAACTTTGGATTATCATATTCTTTACCGTTTGATACAACAATAAATGTTTTGATTCCTAAGTCAATACCAATGGTTGTTTTTTCTTTAATCGTAGGTTTGATTTTTATTTTATCACCAGTTTCGCATAATATAGATACAAAGTATTTACCAGTTGGTGTTCTACTTATTGTTGCTTGTCTTATTTCACCTTTAATTGGTCTATGCAAAACAATATCAATTCCGTTTTTCTTTGTGAATTTAGGTATGATAAGTTTGTCGTTTTCTAAAATTACATTTTGTGGGATATTAAAACTACCACCGTTTGATTTCTTTTTAAATTTAGGGAAGTCATTTTGTCCTTTAAAGAAAGCAGTGTATGCTTTATCTAAGTTTGTTATTGATTGTTGTAGAGATTGGCTATTTATTTCTTTTAACCATTCGCATTCAGTTTTAAGTTCGGTAAGTTGTTTATGCAAAGCGAAGCAAGAAAGATTAACCTTATTACCAATATAAGCCATTTGCTTTGTTTCAAGAGCTAAATTATATACAAAACGAGATGCACCAATATGCTTATTAAGCAGAATGATTTGTTCTTTAATTGGATTAATTTTATATTTAAAAGCTTTTAACATCATTTATAAATATGTACAAATATACAAAAGTTTAAAGAAATAACAAAATTTATTTAAAATAATTTAATTAATATTGCTTACATCCCACTCACACTACGTGATGAGTGGGCTTTACGCTCTAAAATCGTAAAAATCAGAGGAATTAAAAGTTCTGCTTTGTTTACCTCTAATCTGATTATATCTAGTATGTCAATGAACTAATCTATTGATTACAAAGATATTAGAAAGTATTGAATTGCACAAATACTGAAGCTATAAGAAACAATATTCCTATAACTGCAAATACACTAACTGTTGCTAGACCATCAACGTCATAGTTGAATCTAGACCTCATTTGGGTTTGGGTTTTCATGGTTTACACTTTTTGGTTTACTTTTTGGTTACTTTTATTGACTTTCTTGAGATACACTTTTTCTATCCAGATTATATTTATCCAATACAATCTGAAGACCTAATAATGTTGACTTCATATGATCTAATAAGATCATGAACTCTTTATTATCTTTATTCTCCTGAACCAGATACTCACTTTTAATAAGTTCTATAGCTCTAGCTAGAGCATTGACTTTATTAGTAGTATCATGCCCAAGAGCAAGCAATAGTTTATCCATCTTATTTAAGTTTTAGGTTGGAAAGTTAAATAAGGATTTTCTTATTTAAGTTTAAGGCTTGAAAGTAAAATAGTAGCACTATAGAGTTACGAACTCTTCCCAGGCTTATTACCTGGTTACACATAGAGTAGTGCTATTTGATCTTTATTTGTGAAAATATTGTACAATTCCAGTTTTAGTAGTTCCCGGCCAATCAACAAGTATTAGTCTGGTTGAACTGACTGATTCTATGTATGCTGTATTACTATAAGTAGCTAATTTATATTTAGTACTAACTCCAGAAACCGGAAGTTGTACTTCCCAAACATTAGGTACTAGAATATTTAATAGTAAATCAACCTCATCATAAAATTGTGGTGTTGATACAATATTTTGAAGTAAAGTAGATTTCATATCTCTATAACTACCAGTATCAATTATAGCAACTGCAGCTATTCTGATATCTGCAGAATAAACTACATTACTATCTACATACCATTTACCAACTAGCGATGATTCCATACTAGTCATAGTAGACACAGGAACAACCGGAGTAGGTTGAACATTATTTTTAGCACAACTCATTATAGAGATTACTAATAAGATATACATAAATGTTTTCATAAGATTTTATATTTGATTTTAGTATTAGTTATTACCACTTTTGTTCTTTGACTTCATTGCCAATTTGTAATCTTCCTTTAATAACCTCAGCTTCAAAATAAGCCTTGGGCCTCTTTTTCAAGAGAGATAAAATAGGAGTTATCTCATTTTCATCATCTGTCTCATATATAAGATCCTTGTTTCCGAAACTATTTACACCTACTGAAAAGTAGCTCATGTTTGTTTTACCAATGTTAAAAAAGGCTTGACTCACCTTTTAGAGAAACCTCCACTTATTTCTAAGATTCATAAGTTTCAGAGCCACCTAATTCATGGTTGGATAATAGAAAGGCATGACCTCTCATGTATTAGACTAATATAAATGGTATTTACACCATAGACCTGGATTACCAATACCAGAACTCTTTTCATTTCTGAAACGTGTTTTTATTATACTAGCTTTAGCTTAACTCTCACAAGGTTGCACCTTGCTATACCTGTCATTTAAGATTATACTTGCCAACAATCATAGCTATATCATCTGACCTTTTGAGTCTCTTTATTTGGATGAGAGTTATTTGACCGAGGCCAAATATTATTATTTACCTTTACCAAAAAATTCTGTCATTTCCTGAATTAGAATAGCCTTTTGTTCAGCTTCTGACATAAATTTACTCATCTTTTCTTTATAGCCATTCAATTTATCTAATGACTCTTTGTGAGTAATGATATTTATTCTTAATTCTATATCATGTTTCCATTGTTCTGTATTTCCTCCAGAGATAGAAAATGCCGGGTATGTTTTCAATCCAAGATCTGCAGCTGCTTCATTATAATGTTTCTCTCTTAGAAACACACTAGAATAAGCCCGGATTAAATTTTCCAGCTTAGTCTCTTTAGTTAGATCTCCAAATCCTTCAAGATTACCAGTAGTCTTATATACTGTCTCTTCAATGTGTTTTAATGATGCAATTTTATCATTAAGTAATTGTAATACTTGTGGAACTCCAGCATCAATTAATGCTACTTCTGTTTTCTCTGACATAGTTATTGTTTTTATTTGATAATTATTTACTATTACTGGTTTACTCTCTTGAATATATTTAGATTCACTATTATGTTTAATATCCTTATGAATCTTTCTCCAATACTCATCTTCTTCAGAACTACTTTTCCAATCAAATGCTCTAAATAAAGCCTTACTAAGTGCTGAAGTTTTTTCTAGTCTTCCTGACCACTTAGATTTATCATAATTATGCAATGCTTGTGATCTATAAGGTTCTTTAAGAGTCTCTAGCCATTTTTTTATATATTTTTCCATAGTTAGTATATTTGATATGTATTTACTACTTCATCTGCTAGAGTAACAGCTCTGCCATAAATACCAAGTTGCTCATATGTATTATCGTCTCCATTAGTCACACTTTGTAAATCAGCTCCTTGGTTAAGAGGCCAGTAAATACAAGAATCATTATTTTGACTAGGAGTAATTTTAGCAACTATAAATACTTTATTTTCTACATATCCAGCTCCTGCATCAGTATTACTTCTAATAATAAAACCGGGGAGACATTTTAGTTTATCTCCTATTTTATATCTTGCCATGGTTTAATAAATTTGATAGTTATTTTTAACTATACCAGCTTTCTCTATTACTGTAAGATGATCTATATCTCTACATAGAATTACTTGATCTCTATCAGCAATAAGATAGATTATATTTCCCTCTAGTCTACTAATAATTCCGGTTTCTCCTTCATCCATTTTTCTTGCAGATTGTGGACTAACTTGACCAGAATCTAAAGCTTTTACTTTGTCTCCTATTTCCATTTTAATAAATATTATAATTGTTAATAACTAGTTCTGATAATGATACTATTTTTGCCCATTCTCTATTAGAATATACCCATCCTCCATCACTATTTTGAACAGCTTTACTACCAGGTATCCATTCAAAATCATGGTCTCCAACAATAGCCTCATCTCCTTCATAAGTAGATAAAAACTTAGTACCTATAGGATATATTATTCTGGCCTGTCTAAATAACTTTTCTATCTCATCTTGTTCTCTATTCATTTCAGATTCTTGTATACTTGGTTTCATGATCTAATAGATTGAGTAGTTATTATTAATTTCCGGTACTAAAAGTTCCAGATCTTTCTCAATAAAGCCAAGACAAAGATAGTTACCACTATCAATATAATTCTCATTCGTTACTACTTCATGATAGTTAATATGAGACTGTAGTAATCTTGAAATCATAATAGAATTCTTTTCTTTGTTCTTAGAGTATTCTTTGATACGACATAGAGAACAGTATTTAATAAATGTTTTCATGATCTTAGAGTTTAAGTTTAGAGTATAAATTTATTAATTACAGGACAAAGGTACTATCAACATAGTTCCACATCTGGTGAATTCTTTTATCACCAGTATATCCCATAGAATCTGCCCATATCCGGGCAAATACTACTTTAACATGCAGTCTTCTCATTATAGTATTTTTTATAGTTATTAAGTAAACTGTTTATGTTTTCTTTTCCAACTGGATTAGCTGATTGTATATTCCACAAAGGTAGAGCTAGATTCTTATCTATACAATATCCTACTAACCATTTAGCACAATCATATCCTGTTTTATACTCATCAGTTTTCCGGAATTTCTTTAGGGCCCTCTTACTCATAGTCTTCTTCTCATGTACTTCATCTAATCCCAGATCATGATCAAAACAAATAGCATCCGGTAATCCATTGACTTCTATGTAGGATGTAAAGTCTAGATAAGACTTAACCCATACAGTTTCAAAAGGCTGTTGAATAGGACTAAATACTAACCAGGTACTTCCTCCTTCAAGTTCCTCAAATGGGTTTCTTATGTCATCTAAAAATAATAGAGTTTTCATATCCGGTAAGTATTAATGGTTTTCTGCAGGAAACTTCCCGGCAGCTACTAGAAATCTAAACTTTATAGTATCATTAGATATCCAGGTTATCATAGTATCTGGTTTAGAAGATAGATGAGAGATCTCTGGATATTCTTCAGGAAGGTCTATTACCGGTTTTTCCAGGCCCAAGCTCTTTCCATAAGCCCATATAATCTTTCTAGCAGTTCTTTTAGGATATCTAAGAGCATAGTGTAGATAATTCATTGTTTTCTTGGCCCCAGAGCCAGTCTTTAGTGATCTTCCATATTGCATATCCATATCATATTAGAGTTGTTTAAATCCAGCCTTATAAACACTGTGCAAGTATTTTAACACTTATTTTTCAAAGCAAAAACTTTTCTTCCTCTTATTACATTTCTTCGTTCCACAAAATGAATACACCCTGCATGCGTGGTCATCATACGGACAAGTTTTTGAACTATCCGCTAACAAGGGCTTTGCGGATATTGCCTGTGCTTCTAATTTACCTTTCTGCTTTTTCATAGTGTTGTGCTTTTCACTATAGGTTAATCCTCCATGGACTTCTACCGGTATCTTATCATGGTTCTTTCCATACCATTTATGACCCGGAGGTAAATGGACATATCCATTACCCCAACCATGAAATACAAATTCATATATAAGAACAGTCTTATTATCTATTTCTTTAAGTTCAATAAAAGGTTTTAATGTATCCATATCATTTATTATTATAGTGTCCCAAATTTACAAAATTCCGGCAATAGATACTCTTATCCCCTAGAAGAGACACAAGATCATACTAGATGGGTTATAGAGAGTAATACACATGTATTCTAGCCATATCTTGAATTCAATTGTAGTCTTTTTGAAGGATTTCAAGGCTTGTAAAGTAAGTCGGTAAGTAATCCAGCCCATTCATAGCTCTAAGAGGTTTAAAAAACAAAACAGACCAGGGAGTAATCCCCAGTCTGTCTTATCTATCCTCAACTATATTACTATAGTTTGCTGATATCTTCTTTCTTCTCTACTGGAGTAGATACAGTTGATCCTCCAGACATCAATTGAGCTGCAGCTGTTCTTGCTAACTCTTGTCCTAGATTTCCACCATACTGTTTTGCCAAACTATCAGCTTGGTCAAATGCAGACATGTCTGCAACAATCTTTCCAGCACTGGTAACTATCAGATTACCAGAGTTTCCAGCACATCTTGTGGTAAACCACAGAGCTATACCTTCTTCATTCTCACGGAAGTTATCTCCCTGTGCTGATTTGAAAGCATCTAACTGCTCTTTAGTTCCACTTACTTGGTAAACAAACACTGTGTTTACACCACCATTTTTGCCTACTTTCTTGTAGGATCTGCTTAACTTGATTTTCATTTGTCTTTGGTTTTAGTTAGACATAAATTTACACTCCAACTAAATAAGGGGTGTAAGGGGAGAGTTGTGGGGAGAATTTGAGGGAAAGCAAGTATTTAAAGTACTTAATCCTGAGAATGAGCTTACAATACTCCAGATAGATTTCATATAGGCCCGGGATTACCTGCTTTATTTTGCAAATTTGGGCATGTAGTAATACTAGTAGGGAGAGTACATATAAATAGTTTGAATTCAATCTAATTTCACACTATTGGGTAAGTAGTCCTTAAAGAAGTTAGAGAACAAAGAAATAAACCAAGAACCCTAAGGCTCCTGGTTTATGGGTTTATTCAGGTGATTTCTCCATAATTGTCACTGGAGCTGATATTGGTGATAGACCCATAAGGTTCCCGGCTGCAGCTTTAGCTAGCTCCTGACCAAGGTTACCACCATATTGTGCTGCCAGAGATGCAGCCTGATCAAAGGCTGACATATCAGGAACAATCTTACCTGCACTAGTGATAATTAAACTACCATCATTACCAACACATCTGGTGCTAAACCATAGAGGAACACCCTGCTCATCCTCTCTATAGAAATCACCTTGTGCTGTCTTAAATCCTTCTTTTTGCTGATCATTTCCACTAACACTATATACAAATATAGTAGTTAGTTCACCTTTTTTGTTAAGCTTTTTGTAGCTTCTGCTTAGTTTGATTTTCATAGGATTAGGGTTTTAGGTTAGTATTATATTGATTATTCTAAGGGGTGTAATATTCCAAATAGAAAAGTGTTTTCCCGGGAAATTCCTTCATTTTGGCACATAACTAATAAGCAGAGACCAAGGATTACTCCTCAATCTCTGCAGTATTAGACCCTTCACTATACATAAGGATTAAACATAGCTTCTACTTTAGTTGCTACTTCAAGGTTATTAAGGATATGACTTAGCTGTTGTATATTAGCATCATATAGTGTATCAAACTCATCAGTATTTATTAATTTACCGGTGTTAAGTCTGTATACTTTTGCTATATCCTGGATATAACAAACCTTTGTATATCTAATATCATCTATTTTCATAGCTCCCAGTCTGTATTAGATTCATCAGCATCCTGATCATTATGCATACAGCTTCTGTAATCTTCCAGCAAATACTGCACCTCTTCTTGAGGCATATCTGCTAGTTCAGGTCTAGCCTGAATAAATTCTTTTAGTTCTTGTGACATGTGTTTAGGTTTTAGTGAGTATTTATTTGAATACAATAAGGGGTGTAATGATACTAAAAAGAGAGATTACTCTCCCTTTTCTTTATAGTATACTGTAACTGAGTTATCCTTCATACTATTCATTAATTCCCGGATATCTCTGGGATCCATATCATAATAGAATGTAGTATCTCCATGCTGTACTACTTCAGCATCTACCAGGTCATTATCATAATCCGGCTTAAAGTTGATGACTGAGCTAGTACTCACAGACTCTTGGGACATCCTGCAGGATGATAACAATATCACAATAGCAAATAGCATAAGGATAAATACAGATGACATACCATCATAGTTGTAACGAGTTTTCATAAGCTTAGAGTTTAGGGTTAGATTAAGAGCCTTATAGTAATACAAATAAGGGGTGTAATCAATGTGTGTGAGGGTTGGCCTGTGGGAGGAGCTGGTGTGAGCATGAGCAGTGTGTAGGAGTTAGGATGTGTGCATGCCAGTGTGAAGCAAGGGATGAAACACATCTTCTCAGAAAAGAATGCTTTCCAAAACAGTATCTAATAGGCTGAAACTCAATATAGAAAGAGAGTGGGGTAGGGGGAAAATCCTAACTAGGGGAGGGGGTGTGAGGGAGGGCATCCACTCACTATTGAAT